GCTTTATGATTCTTCTGATATAACTAAAACTGATATTAGACAAATCTTAAACTCATCAGAAAAAGATGTGGTCAACGTTAGGTTCTATCATATGTGGAATGACACTCAGTATAGAGTAGACAAACTTTGGGCACCAAACAATAGCAGCAGAATATTTAGATTCATGTCTGGCGCTACGTTTAGAGATAGAGCACTAGCCTGTGGGTCTGAACCAACATATGTTACAGATCTAATAAATCAAAGAAATTATTTTGTTAATTCAAACTTGATCATGCAGCACTTGGGTTACATAAAAGATGAAGACAAGCAATCAAAGTATGAAAGATACTCAACTTTGGATGGTGGAGAATTCCACGCATTAAATCATATCAATTCAATCACGGACCCAAACCCAGTTTTAATTAACTGGGGAAACTTTGGAATTTAAGGAGTACAAATGAAAAATCAAATACAAGCTTCAATAGAAATAACAAAGTTAATGAACTCAAAGGAAAAGTTTGCTTTCTTAAATATAGCAAAGTCTTCAATAGTTTCTTTAAGCAAGAAAAATGCGGATGGTACACCTTCTCGTTTTAATAAAGAGATTATTAGATCGATTAATTTGTCGGACAGTAGAATTATTAAGAGCATACCTGAATCACTTGTTGAAGAAGTAGTTGCCTCAAAACATTCTGGCATTGGTTTGGTTGATGATGGGAAGTTCTATAGCCCTAATCTTTTTGAATACTACTACGAAAATAATAGAGAAGTATATAACTCAATTTTTAATTTTTATATTAAGAATACTAATACTGCGGTTGTATCTTTCCATGATAAAAAAACTATATATAAATTTATGGGATTTAAAACTAATGTAATTAGCGTTCCTTTTAACAATTATTTTTCTAGACTAGAAGATACGTTTGAAAAAATTGCTGCTCTAGAAGGCAAGATAGATTATTGTATTTTAGATTGCTCTTCTTTGGGATTAGCTTTGTCGAATTCAATTTGGAACAAACTAAACATGTCGATTATAGATTTGGGTAAAACTATTAGTTACTCAAAAACATATAACACGGCTGAGTGAAATGCATGGAAAAAAAATAGATAAAGACCAGGATGATATTGATTTTCTAAAAGATCTATTATTGGAAACTTCTTTATCTATTTCTGAAATAGCAAAAGAATTAGGCTGGACCATACCACAGGTAAATAAAAAGATTAATTCTATTGGCCTAACATGGTTAAAAGACAGTAGAAAAAAAATGTCTAGAGGCCAGACAGCGCTAACTGCAGCAATGCAAAAACTCCTTCCAGGAGAAAAGATCATAAACGAATATCATATAGGTGATAAGTTAAAGCTAGATGTTTATTGTCCGAAGTATGAGATAGCCGCAGAGTTTCATGGTAGACAGCATTATTATTACACCAGTAGATTTTTTGAATCTAAATATGATTTTGAAGAAGCTATTAAGAGAGATGAAAAAAAAGAACAGTGGTGCGTAGATAATGGTGTGGCATTGATTGTCTTCCGCTATAATGATAGCTTAACGGAGCAATCAGTATTTGACAGATTGCTTGAGGCTATTAGGTCAAATCCTTATAAGCCTAAGGAAAAGAAGAAAAATACTGCAACGTCATCCGAAGCTTATAGAAGTATTAAGAAGAAAAATTCAGAGTATAAGAAAAAGATTTACCGATCCATAAAAGAGAAAAAGAAACAATGACACAAGCAAATGAAAAGGTAGAAGATAACATTCCATTGGAGTACCAGATCTTTGCTTTGTCGTTTAGGAAAAATGGAGCGATTAATTACTTTAAAGAAAATCTTCCAGAAGAAATTGTTGGTTCCATACATGGTGAAAAAGGAATAAATGAATTCTACAAGGCTCTTCTAGCTTTCGAGAATGCTACACAGCTTGATATTGTTGACCCAATAGCATTCAAGTCTTGGCTACAAACGGAAACAGATATACACGAAGCTCTTGGTGGTAATGCTGGAGTCAGCGTTATGGTCGATCTGCTAATGTCCGCCGAACTGTCGACGCAAGAATCTGTTTCTGAATTAGTAAAGTATAAAGCTAATAAAAGAAAACAGATTAACTATCTACAAGAACTTCAATCTATAATATCCCAAAAGGGTCAAAAGACTGAAGATGATATATCTAGAATTCAAACTCTTACTTCTGAAATAAGAGAATTAGAAAATCAAATAAGATATAATCCACTAGATAAAATAACAACTGCTGACGAAATAGCTAGCAGATTAGATTCGTTGTTGGACATACCAAACTTTTTGCCTACTCAATTTAAAGCCCTCAATAGGGCGATGGGGTACACGGATGAGGGTGGCTTCTTTAGGGGCGCTGTGCACGCTGTCATCGCCGCATCAGGCAAGGGCAAGAGCACGTTCGTCAAGTGCTTAGCAAACAACTGGTTGGATAACGGTTATAGGGTTTTGTATGTAAACTTTGAAGAAGCTACTGGTCACTGGGAAAGAATCTTGATGACACAGATAATAGAAAAGAATGTTTATCTAGAGTCATCAAAATGGTCAGAAGAAGAAAAGAATAAACACTTAAACACCTTTAGGGCCCGACTTGCTAAGTGGGGTGATCGCCTCATGGTTAGGCACGACCCGGATACTCCATACTTTGAAGACCTAGAATTTTGGCTAAGAGATATAATTGGGCAGAATATTAATATGCCAGACATAGTTATAATAGATACTATCCAATCTATGTTTACCAAAGGCGGGGGCAAGGGTAAGCCGCGCTGGGGCGAGTTTGAAGAGATGATGGTTCGTTTAGAAAAACTTGCAAGAGATATGAACTGCGCTTTGATTATTACAGCGCAAGAAAATTCAAATAGAATGAAAGAAAAACGTGAAGTGGTGCAGCAGTCTGACACTGGTGGCTCATTGGCGATTCAACAAAAGTGTGCAGTAACAATATTTATTACAGAAAAAAGATTAGCAACAAACGATGAAACCGAAGACGAAAATATAATGCAGCTTCAGATTCCTAAAAATAGAATTACTGGTTCAGCATTTTTGTATGATCCGCCTTTAGTTAAGTATGTTGATTATAAAAAAACCTACGAAGACTATGATCCAGTCACTGATAGTTCGTATACGTCTTCATCGTCTTTGTTGGACGACTTATTAAGTGGAAAGGATTTTCATTAATGGAACTTGTAACAGTACAATCCCTAAAAGATTTTCAGCTATGTGAACGTTTGTATGATTATAGACATCAACAAAAGCTGCCAGAAAAAATATACGCAAGAGATATTCATACAGAAAAGTTTGAATCAACTATTAAAAGTATAATGTATTTTTTCTTTTTTAAGAAACAGGGGGGGATCATTCCATCTTATTCATCTCTATTAAATAGATGGGAAAAGATTTGGTTCCCCAAAAATACTAACTCATATGATATTGTGACAGAACAACACGAGACAGCTTATGGGAATACTGCTAGCTTAACTTCTAAAGCAGCAGGAATTCTATTAGCATTTCACGAAACCTACTCGGAGTCTCCGTATATACCTGTTGCTATAAGCGAAGAATACAACATGCCAGTAGGTAATTTAAACTTGCAAGATAGTTTTGATATTATATTCTTTCATAAGAAACAATATTTTGTAACCAAATTTATATTTGGTTACAAGTTTAGCAATAGAGATCTGTATAGAACAGATTTTTGCACCTTGTATAAGGCTTATCAAAATAGGCACCCAGAAAGAATGGTGAATACTAAGTTTGGTTTTATAGATCCTTTGAGCCAAAATATAGGATTTAATGAATTTCAAATAAGGAATGAAGATCTCCAGTATTATGACTACTGGTGTAATAAAATGCTAGAGACCGAAGTGTTGGTGCCTAAAAGAGGATTGATATCTTATTGTAAAAAATGTCCGTTTGATGAACCTTGTTCAAATTGGAATGACTGGAAGAAAGAAGATAAAAATGGGTAAAAGTATACTAGATGATATTCTCATAGAAGAGAAAAACGCTTCTTCAATGGGCAAAGAGAATGAGGTTCTTTCTACCCTGTTGGGCGAAATCAATCTTATTGTTGATGAGTCTATAAGATCTTTTGTTAGATCTATATTAATTAGAAATGATTTATTTTGGAAAATCCCATCAAGCTTTTCTGGAAAATATCATCCTTCAGATGAGCATGGAGAGGGTGGCAATGTTCTCCATACTAAAAGAGTAGTTAGAATAGCAATGCATATGAGCGAATCATATTCTCTTTCGCAGGAAGAGAAGGATATAGTTATAGCCGCATGCCTTCTCCATGACGTATGTAAGGGTGTGCACGACGGCGAATCTGATGACTGCAGATACGACCCAATGCATCCATACACGGTAGGAAAATTTATTTCTTTTTGCCAAGAAAAAGATAAGAAGTTTGCTAGTGAATCAGAATCCTCTACACTATTCTTGTCAGAAGACATTGTCCAATCAATACTTAGATTAGTTAGATGTCATCTTGGCCCATGGTCACCGATACCAGAAACTTATCCAATAACTTATTTAGATTATATTGTTCATTTATCTGATAACATTGCTTCAAAAATACATTTGATTATTGAAGATAGTGATTTGATAAATCCAAAATGGAGAAAAGATGGATCTGGAACAAAGAATTAAGAAAAGATATTTTCTAATTAAAAATATAGATAAAATAATAGCAGAATCTGTATACTACAGAAACAACAGCAAGAACATTGTAGAGTCAGATAAAATAGTTATTGGGAATATTAATAGCATTGAAAACAAAAAAGTTATTTTATGAAGATACCAAGTGATAAAGAAAAATATTTAAACTCTTGGCAGTTAGTCGAAACAGCTAGATACGTCCCATCCTTGTCTCGAATTATACGAGATAAAGATGGCGATAATCCTAGATTTATTTCTATATTTAATATAGAGAACTATAGAAAGCAACATAGTAATAATGGTTTGTATACTTCTATTTGGCATTATAATTCCGAGGATATTGAAAAAGCTGTCAGACTAGGTTCTCTTTATTTTGACTTAGACAATAAAGATCCGAATATATCTTACGAAGAATGTAAAAAGTTAGTGGAGTATCTAGAGCAGTACGTTCCGGAAAAATCTCTGTTAGTTTATTTTACTGGAAAAAAAGGTTTCCATATAGAGTGTGAGGCCATAGCCCTAGGGATCAACCCATCTAACGCGTTGCCTAACATATTCAGATACATAGCTACTAAGGTTAAGAAAAATTTAGGAATTGAATCAATAGACTTTAGCGTCTATGATCCTAGAAGAATGTGGCGTCTTGCTGGCAGTAAGCACCAGGAAACTGGTTTGTATAAAAATCTTATTTCTAAAGAAATACTTAACTCAGGTTTTGATGCTGTGGTTGATTTCTGCAAACTAGAAGCAGACAATACCGTTGAAGAACAAGAGTTTAACCTAAAAGCCAATGAGTGGTTTAGGGAATTTACTTATGATATGGAATTAGATAAGGGTAGATCTTCAAATTTTCTTGAGCACTTTAACAAACATGGGTCTTCTGCTTTTAAAGAGATAAATTTAAATGAAAAAGAATTTACTCCGAAAGAATTGTTAAAAAACTGTAGTGCTATTACAAGACTTATCGAGCAGGCAAAAGTTAATAAGAAGTTAGAGCACGAAGCAAGACTGTTTCTCTGTTCAATTCTTACCTACAATGAAGAATCAATAAAGTTTTTATATAGTATACTTAGTCTGTGTGATGATTTTAATTATGAAAAATCTACAAGCCACATTAATGATTGGATAAAAAGAAGACAGATAGGCATAGGCGGTAGACCGTATACTTGTGACCGAGCTAATTCTGCTGGCGTTGGGTGTGGAGATTGTCATTTAGAAAAGAAGAAAAAATGGATTACTGTTGGGAATAAATATATTGAGAGCACTGAAGAGCTTTCACCATCACCAATAAGATTCGCGTATAAACAAAAAGGAGATAAAAAAAATGCCAGTTGAAAATGAAGATGATGTGATTGGGGTTTGCACTGAGTGCAAATCTGACCAGCCTATGGCTTATATGTACAATAGCCCATTTGCCCAAGAAGGAAAAGCAGTTCCGTGCAAGTATTGTGGGGGAGTTGTAGCAATTGTTTATAGAGAACAGAGAGATAGTTCTCTTGATGACTCTGATAATAGAAGAGGAATTTAATTAGTAAATTATAATGAAAAATTGGACCAACCTTCATAATCACACAGTTTTTTCCATGCTCGATGGGCACGGTAGAGTCGAAGAATATCTAGAGAGAGCCAAGCTGCTGGGGATGACGGGCATAGCCACTACTGACCACGGCAATATACATTCTTGGCTAGATTTTTACGACGCTGGGAAAGCTGTTGGGGTTAAGCCAATATTGGGTTCTGAATTCTATCAAGCTAGAAAAACTAGATTCGATAGAGATGAAGAAGAAAGATCTGGTCCATCCAAAAATGAGTGGGAGCAAAGAGGCCCTTATCATATAACTATTTTGGCTAAAAATAACATTGGATATCATAACATTATAAAGATGTCTTCTGA